AGTGATCTACTAGCAGAATTCGAAGCGGATAAAGACTCAAGAAAAGATTGGGAAGATACCTACATCAAGGGTCTTGATATGTTAGGCTTCAAGTATGAAGACCGAACACAGCCGTTCGAAGGAGCGTCCGGGGTCGTACATCCCTTATTAGCTGAATCTGTTACACAGTTTCAAGCCCAAGCATATAAGGAACTTCTCCCCCCAAGCGGCCCCGTACGAACTCAAGTAATAGGATTATCCACACCTGAAGTAGAAGATCAGGCTAAACGTGTACAAGAATTTATGAACTATCAAATCACAGAGGTGATGCAAGAATACGATCCTGACATGGATCAGCTATTGTTCTATCTACCTCTTTGCGGTTCTGCATTTAAAAAAGTTTACTATGATGGTTTGATGAAACGTGCTTGTGCAAAGTTTGTTGCAGGTGAAGATTTAGTAATAAATTACATGGCAACAGATTTAGAATCAGCAGATAGAATTACACATGTAATTAAAACAAGTGGCAATGATGTACGCAAACAACAACTACAAGGTTTCTATCGTGACATAGAATTAGCTACTGGACAAGTAGATACTGACGATGTTGCTGATAAGATAGACGATCTACAAGGATCACAAAAAAGTTATGGCTCTGGAGATGATGAGCACATAATATTAGAAATGCATATCAATGCGGATGTACCAGGTTTTGAAGATACGTCTGGTGTAAAATTACCTTACATTGTTTCTATTGATCAATACTCGCAAGAGATATTGTCAATCAAAAGAAACTACGCACAGAACGATCCAAACTTTATGAAGAATCAATACTTTGTACATTACAAGTTCCTCCCAGGATTAGGCTTCTATGGATTTGGTCTGATTCACATGCTAGGTGGATTATCAAGAACTGCAACAAGCGCTTTGCGACAACTGATTGATGCAGGTACTCTTGCTAATCTACCAGCAGGTTTTAAAGCTAGAGGCATGCGTATACGTGATCATGACGAACCATTACAACCAGGTGAGTTTAGAGATGTAGACGTAACAGGACAATCAATAAAAGAATCATTGATGATGTTGCCATACAAAGAGCCATCAGCTGTATTGTTTCAACTATTAGGTTTTGCTGTAGATGCAGGTAAATCATTTGCTGCAATAGCAGACATGAAGATGGGTGAAGGTAATGAACAGAACCCTGTTGGCACAACACTAGCATTGATAGAACGTGGCACAAAAGTTATGAGTGCAATACACAAAAGATTACACTATGCACAAAAAATAGAATTCAAATTACTTGCAAAAGTATTTCAATTGTATTTACCACCACAATATCCGTACATGGTTATTGGTGGCAACCAAATGATTAAATCAGCTGACTTTGATAATAGAGTAGATATCCTACCTGTATCAGATCCTAATATATTTTCTATGGCACAGCGTGTTACACTAGCACAACAACAGTTACAGTTAGCAACTGCTGCACCACAGTTACACAACTTACGTGAAGCATACAGAAGAATGTATGATGCAATGGGTGTAGACAATGTAGAAGGTATATTAAGACCGGATCCTGATTTACCAAAACCAATGTCACCAGCAATGGAGAATGCTTCTGCAATGCGTGGTAAAGATCCAAAACCTTTTCCAATGCAAGACCATCAAGCACACATCGCTGCACACGCAGAATTTATGTTTACAAGAATGGTGCAGATCAATCCACAGCTTTACGCTATGCTACAAGCACACGTATCAGAGCACATATCGTTGTTAGTGTCTGAGCAAATGCAACAAAAGTATGCTCAACAGTTTCAACAACTTCAACAAGCTATGCAACAAGCACAACAGAATCCACAAGCTATGCAACAATTACAAGCACAGATGGATCAGTTGGTAAATCAACAAGCGTCTGAACAAGCACAGATGGAAGCACAAATGACAAAACAATTAGCATCTGATGAAGAAGCTAGAATAAGCAAAGAAGCTCAAGATCCTCTTGTTAAATTAAAACAACAAGAAATTGACTTGAAAGCTATGGAAACACAGGCTAGACTACAAAAAGATATGATGGTTGATGCAGAAAAACTAGATCTACAAAGAGATCAGTTAGAAGCTAACACAACTATAGACTTGATGAGAGTTGCAGCTGATGTTAACAGAGAAGATTCTACTGAAGCAATGGCAGTATTGAAAGAGAACATGGCTAACACAAGGGAAGCTATGAAACAAAACGCAAATCAAAATGGAAGAACAAAAAAAGCTACTGACGAAACTTAGAGACGCGATGGCTAAAATAGAAGAAGCGGCTCACAGTGAGATAAAAAAAGAAGACGATTATCTACAGGTTTGTGGTGCACTCATGGCAGTCACTAGAAACATGTATGAGAAAGCTTTAGGTTCTGAGCAAACAAGAGAAATGTTTGCAGCCGTTGCAGAGAGTTTTGATTATCAATCTGAGATTATGCAGGTCTACAAAGACCACACTAATCCAACAATACATTAGGAGGTACTATGCCAAAGGTAGGAATGACAAGATTTCCGTACACATCTGCTGGTGCGCAGCAGGCACAAAAGTTTGCTCGACAAACAGGACAAAAAATGTCTATGAAAAAAGGCGGTTCTGCTAAGAGTAAAGCAAAGAAGAAAAATAAGAAAAGGAGGTAATATGAAGTTACTAGAAGATATTTGGGCATGGCTCAAAGAATGGAACAACTGGAAAGCTAAAGATTGGATCAAAGCTGGTGTTGTTGCATTAGCAGTTATTCTAATAATCGGTGCGATTTAATGGATGCAAGATCAGCATATTTAAAACGTAGAAATACTCCGACCCCTTTTAGTGAGGGGCCGGAGATGCAGAACTACAATCGTATGATGGAGTTGCAATCGCAAGCACCAAGCTTTGCGAAAAACGATCCACGTGTGCAAGAACTTAAGGACGCAAGAAGACAGTACAACCGACAAGATAAATATACCATTGGTCAAAGACAAGGTATGTCGCCCCTAGCTGTGCAAAGTCAATTTGCAAATCAAAGCGAAGCACTTAGAACAGCTGCACCTGATACTTTTAGAACTATGTATCCTATTCAAAGTGCAGTGCAAGATTACATAGGTGGGGGTGGATTAATTGGGTTAGGACTACAAGCAGGACAAAATTTTTTATCTAACGTATCTAGTTTTGGAAAAGATATGATGGATAAGAAAGGTATCACTGGTGCCGCTGATACAGACGAAGAAGAAATGCAAGACTACGCAGCACAGACTTTTGGAATGGGTACACCCATGGACAGACATCCTGGCACAAATACTTACTACGACAGATCAGATGTTTTTGATTTTGATACAGATCCAAATCAACCTTACGTTGCACCAGATAATTATGTAGAAGAAGACTTTGGTGCTTTTGCAGATAGATTTATGCCAATTGAAAGAGATAGCAACAGAGAAGCAGGTATCATGAGTCAATACTCAACTAATTTTATTGGACCAAGAGATGATCCTAATCGTAGACCTACAATGGCAGATGTTGCAGGACCTATGTATCCTGGCTTAATTCCTTTTCCTGAGTACGGACCAGGAATAGTATACACTGAAGGAAGAGGTAGAGGAGATTTACCTATGTTTGGATTTGATTATGATGACATGCGTAAAAGAATAACAGACGAATACAGAATGAGAGAAGCCTTAAAATTTTTAGATGAAAAAGAGGAACCACAACCAAGTAGAATGAATTTAAGATAATGTCAGCAAGAGAAGATTATATTCGTAGAACTAGTGGGGGTACTAAAAAACCTTCTACCACTACTTCTTTTTCAGGAAGTTCTTCTTCAGGAAGTTCTTCTTCAGGAAGTTCTTCACAAAACGATAGTTATTATGATTCTCCTGCTTATGAAGCAGAACTAGCTAAACAAAAAATTTTTACAGATCAAAGAAAAAGTTATACACCTCCAGCACAAGAGTATGGTCCTGGACCTGGAGAAGGAAGAAGCACAATCGATCTTCAAAATTTAGGTTTTGATCCTGCAAGTGTAGATGAAATGGTATCGGGATTATCTCCTGCAACCATGGCTTTTTTTGGATATCAACCTGGTATGACAAACATGCCTGTTCAACTATATCAAATGTTAATGGAAGGCAGCATAGTTACTCCCATGGAGGCCATGTCTTCAAATGAATCTGGAATAGGAACATATTCAGATTTAGAAGCAGGTGCACATCCTATGTTTCCTGGTGGATTACAACAATACTATGACGACATGTCAATGCCTAAATTTCAATCATTAGGTGGCGGCTTTGGTGGAGGTGGTGGTGGTTTTAATTATGGCTACGGACGAGGTGGCGGAGACGGCGGAGGTGGCTTTGGCTACAACATGAACATGGGTATGATAGGACAACCAAAACAAAGAGGACAAGTAGGACCAGGAAGTTTACAAGAACAAGTTAACCAAGCATTTTTGTCAGGTGGTAAACCATTTGCCAAAGGTGGTATAGTTAGTTTAGTGGAGGATTAATATGTTTGGATTACCAGTAGAAATGATAACAATGCTAGGCTCATCGTTGCTAGGTGGCTTCATGACTATATGGGGTCAAAGCATCAAAGCAAAACAAGAAGAGCAGAAGTTGTTGATTGCACGTGCAAACGCACAGATGAAACACATTGAAAGTGCAAGAACTTATGATAACAAAGGGTTTCAATTTACACGAAGAATTATTGCACTTACAGCAGTATTCTTTATAATAGTATGGCCAAAGATAGTGCCAGTATTTTTTGATACAGCAGTATTTTTGACATGGACTGAATTTAGTAGAGGTTTCTTGTTCTTGATAGAACAGAAAGAAATGCTTGTAGACAGGCAGTATGCAGGCGTTGTAATCACACCTATGGATACGCACTTAATGTCAGCTATCGTAGGATTATACTTCGGAGGGAGCTTAGTTAAAAAATGATAAAAAAGAAAATGCCAAAGAAAAAAGTAATGAAGAAAAAGGCAAACGGAAAGAAAAGTGCTTTTGGCATGCTTTCTGTAAAAGCCGGAATAGACAAAAATCCTAATCCTACTCAAGCAGATAGAATTGCTGGTGCAACTAAAAAAGGCAAAGTAAAAATGATGGGTGGTGGTTCACCAGGATTATATGCAAACATCGCAGCTAAAAAAGCTAGAATCAAAGCTGGTTCAGGCGAGAAGATGAGAAAGAAAGGTGCAAAGGGTGCACCTAAAGCTGGTGCTTTTGCAAGAGCTAAAAAGACAGCGAGATCGTAATGGGTAAGTTATGTCCTAGAGGTAAGGCTGCAGCAAAGCGTAAATTTAAAGTTTACCCAAGCGCATATGCAAATATGTATGCTAGTGCTGTATGCTCTGGTAAGGTTACACCTGGTGGCAAGAAAAAGAAAAAAGCTGCTGGAGGCTTGATGTCTAACAATGTATCACAAAAAAGAAAACGAGTGTCAAACTATGAACAGGGTGGCATTGCAAAAGGTTGTGGTGCAGTAATGGAAAACAGACGTAAGGTAACTAAAAAATCGTAATGGCTGATCCTAAAGTAGGAACAGGTAAAAAACCAAAAGGTAGTGGCAGAAGATTATACACTGACGAAAATCCCAAAGACACTATCGGTATAAAATTTACCACTCCTGCTGATGCAAGAGCAACCGTTGCAAAAGTTAAAAGAGCTAACAAACCTTTTGCTCGTAAGATACAGATATTGACTGTAGGAGAACAAAGAGCTAAAGTTATGGGTAAAACACAAGTTGTTAGTATTTTTAAAAAAGGTAAAGACAGTATAAGGAGTCAACATGGCAAAGAAAGGTCTTAGATCTTGGGTACAAGAAAATTGGGTAGATATAGCCAATAAGAAACCTGATGGATCATATCCTAAATGTGGTAGATCTGGTGGTGAAAAAAGAAAGAAGTACCCTAAGTGTGTGCCAATAGCAAAAGCAAGAGCCATGAGTAAAGGTCAAAGAGCATCTGCTGTAAAAAGAAAACAACAAGCTGCTAACACTGGACCTAAACCATCCAACGTGGCTACAATAAAAAAAGCTGGTGGTGGTTATATTGGACCAAACATATCTGGATCTTATGATGGTGTTAAACTGTCAAATCCTAGTTACAGAAGTTACTACGCAGGTAGAATAAAAGAGTTTCCTAGTTTTAAGATAAAGTAATGGCAACACCAGCATGGCAAAGAAAGGCAGGTAAAAGTAAATCCGGTGGATTGAATAGAAAAGGGGTAGCATCTTATCGTGCTGCAAACCCAGGTTCTAAACTTAAAATGGCTGTTACAACAAAGCCATCTAAATTAAAAAAAGGTTCTAAAGCTGCAAAACGACGTAAATCGTTTTGTGCTAGAATGGAAGGAATGAAAAAGAGGAGAACGAGTGCAAAGACAGCTAGAGATCCTAACTCTAGAATAAATAAAGCTTTGCGTAAGTGGAATTGTTAGTATATAGAACTAATTAATGAGAGATGAAAACGCGATTTATCTCGTCTTGAAAAAGATTAGATCGCGCAAAGATGAACTAAAAGATGTAATAGCAACGGGTTTACCGAGCTTTGATGAATATATGAAAGCTGTTGGCGAACACAAAGCTTACACAATAATGGAACAGGAAGTACAAGACCTGCAGAAAGATGAGGACGAAGATGGCGACAGTAATACCTAAACGCAAATTTGCGTTAGAAGAAAAAGACCTCGCAGTTGAGGCTGATGAAAATCATAAGAAAGCTGAAGATAAAGAAAACAGGTTTCTTAAAAAAATACAAGAAGATGCTACTAAAGACATAGAGCACCTACCCACAGAAAAAGTATTAGAACGTTTACCAGATCCAACTGGATGGCGTTTACTAGTTCTACCTTACAGAGGACAAGGTAAAACAAAAGGTGGTGTAATATTAACAGATCAGCATATGGAAGAACGTGGTTACACGACAGTAACAGGTTTGGTTCTAAAGATGGGTCCAGATTGTTACAAGGATGAAGTAAGATTTCCAAACGGACCTTGGTGTAAAGTAAATGACTGGATTATATTTGGTCGATACGCTGGATCTAGATTTGGGATAGAAGGTGGTGAAGTTAGGATACTAAATGAGGACGAGATAATTGCTGTGGTAAAAGACCCAGAGGATATCTTGCAGTTTAAAACTTAACAGGAGAAAATATGCCTGCAGAAAATAAGATACAAACGCAGAGCGAAGCAGAGGAAAAGATGGTAGATTTACCTGATACTGGTTCGGCTGTAGATGTAGAAATAGCAGAGACTAAAAAGACCGTTAATCCTGATGACGACACACCAGCTGTAGAAACAGAAGTTGAAACAGCATCATCAGAAGAGATGGATGACTATGGGCAAAAGGTCCAGACAAGAATAGATAAATTAACAAAAAGATTAAGAGAAGCTGAAAGACGTGAACAAGCTGCTGTGCAATATGCACAAGGGGTGCAAAGAGAAGCACAACAACAAGCAGCAAGATCAAATCAAATAGATACTGGTTACGTAACTGAGTTTGCCGATCGTGTAGAAGCACAGATGACACAAGCAAAGAACGAACTAAAACAAGCTATGGATCTTGGTGATGTAGATAAACAAGTAGAAGCGCAAGCTAAAATAAGCAGGTTATCTATAGAAGAAGAACGTGCAGCTTCACACAAAGCACAAAGAGAAAGATTGCAACAGGAGATGCAGGCACAAGGAGTTGATCCAAATCAACCTCAAATGCCTCAACAGCCTATGCCTAGACAGCCTATGCCTCCTCGTCAACCTGATCCAAAAGCACAAAAATGGGCTGAAAAGAACGAATGGTTTGGTACAGATGAACCAATGACCTTGACTTCTTTCTCAATTCATCGTAAACTAATGGAAGAAGGATTTGACGCGCAGTCAGATTCATACTATAACGAAGTAGACAAAAGGATGAGGGAAACATTTCCTCATAAGTTTGAACAACAAGTTTCGCCTTCCCAAACAGTTGCTTCTGCTAACAGAGCAGCACCAGGAAAGGCGCG